ACACCTTTGAGAATGATTGTCGAAAATTATTTGAACATAAAACTGATCCAAACGATATTCTCAAAGTGACAAATGGCGATCATCCTGTTCTTTTAAAAAAAATAATGCGTAAAGAAGTAGAAATTGAATCTGTATGTATTTTAAATTTAATTTTAAATTTTTTGCCAGTATGGAAAACAAAGATTACTGATACGATTATATGGCCAATATGGCAATCTAAAATTATTAAATATTCCCCATTTGTTCCACAAGATGTGATAAGATATAAATTATTATTAAAAAAGGTGTTAAATGATTAAGAAGATTTACCTTGATATGGATGGTGTTCTTGCAGATTTTGAAAAGAAGTTCATAGAATACTATGGTTTCCTGTCTTTGGCTAAAAGGGATCGTAAAGAATGGTCTAAAGATTGGGAAGATTTCATTCTCAACAAAAAGGGATTTGAAAAATTAGATTGGTTTCCTGGTGGCCATAAATTATTAGATGCGGTTCGAAAAACAAATTTGCCAATTGAAATTCTTTCTTCTGCTGGCGGTAAAAGATTTCATGGCGAAGTTACTGCACAAAAGATTAAGTGGTTACATAAAAACGGAATGAATTATAAAGCCAATATTGTGACAGGTCGTAAAGAAAAAGCACAATACGCAACACCAGAAACTTTGTTAATTGATGATACTGACGATGTAATTAAATATTTTACTCAAGCTGGTGGTCATGGCATACTTCATAAAAATATTAATTCTACCTTAAAAGAACTTGAAATTATACTAAATAAATGATATTATGTTTATGTGGATAAGTCGTTCATACATCGTTTATATACCGTTTATACGAAAGGAAGTACAATGAGTAGTTTTGCAAACCTAAAGCGCAATCGTTCTGATTTCGCTAAACTCTCCAAAGCAGTAGAAGCAACCACACAAACCGCTGAAAGTGGTTCTAAAGACGATACCCGTTTTTGGCAACCAGAAGTAGACAAGGCAGGTAACGGCATGGCTGTTATTCGTTTTCTGCCTGCACCTCAGGTTGATGGTGATGATGCCCTTCCATGGGTTCGTGTTTTTTCACATGGATTTCAAGGACCTGGTGGATGGTTCATTGATAACTGTTTGACCACACTCAACGAAAAATGTCCAGTTTGTGAACACAACAATACATTATGGAATTCTGGCATTGAAGCAAACAAAGATATTGCTCGTAAACAAAAACGCAAACTATCTTATGTTGCTAATATCCTTGTAATCTCTGATCCAAGTAATACACAAAACGAAGGTCAAATTCGTTTGTTTAAATTTGGTAAAAAGATTTTCGATAAGATTACAGAGGCAATGAATCCTGAGTTTGCTGATGAAACACCTGTTAACCCATTTGATTTATGGGAAGGTGCTAACTTCAAGTTGAAGATTCGTAATGTTGAAGGCTATCGTAATTATGATAAATCAGAGTTTGCAGATAAATCCGCACTCTTTGATGGTGATGATGACAAACTTGAAGATCTTTGGAAGAAAGAATTTTCTCTTAAAGAATTTGGTGAAAGAAAACAATTCAAATCATACGAACAGTTAAAAACTCGTTTAAACAAAGTTCTTGGATTTGATGGTGCACCAGCAACAATTAAATCTAATGCTGCTGATTCTGTTTCTTCAATTAAAGAGAGTGACACATCGATACTTGATAATGTCTCAACAGATGATGACGATTTAGATTATTTTAAATCCCTTGCGGAATCTAACTGATTCTTAACCCATGCCATGCAAGTGCTACCCCGGCCTAGTGCCGGGGTTTTTTATGCGTACTCAGAAACTCTGGCAACTAATCCATCAAACAAATCAGTATCGATTGTAGTTGGAATATTCAGTTGTTGTTTTTGTAAACTTGGTGCTTTTGGTGTTGCTAAGTTGGTCATGGCAGGAATTATAGAAGCTGGTGTCATAGCAGCCATTCTGGCAGAATCTACTGTCGATGAAGCTGAAGCAACAGCAACGCCAGATGGTTGTTTAGAACTTTGAATTGCAGCATAAACATTATCTATTCCTGTTAATGATTTATTGCCAGCAATACCTTCATAATATGATTTTGTTCCTCCACCTTTAATTGGAGATGGTAAAGAGGCAAACTCCATAGATAAGTTTTCAGCAAATTGTTGTGCAGTTATTTCACCTTTTTTAAACTTATCTAAACCACGAATTCTGTTCAAACGATTGAGAATAAGTCGATCTTGCATTTCTGGCGTAAATTTTTCTTTGTTAATATCAATGCCAGCTGCTTTTGCTTCTTCAGCTAATGTGCTTCTAATAAATTGATAACGACCAACAGCTGCACTTTTTTGCCCTTGAGCAATAAGTTGATTCTGATATTCTAAAACTTGTGCAATTGTCATATCAGATAGACCAGGAACAGAACCTTGGCCATATACCATATTATAATCTCCACGGGATTCTTTAGCAGCAATAAAATCTAAAAGTTCACCATCAGAGCCAGAGGTAACAGATTTTTTTGGAACTTGTGTTGGGCTTGTAGAAGAAGTTGCGGGCCCAGAAACTGATGTTGGTGATGTTCCTTGTCTTAAAAGTTTTGCCATTTCAGCTCTTGCATAAGAACCATCTGAATCTGCACCAGCAGTAGGATTCAGAGAGCTTGCTTGGCCAGGTTCAGGTTCTGGATTTGGTGCCATTTGTACTCCAGGATTCATATCAGGAGTCATCCCTCCAGGAACATTTCCATATTCATCCAAAAATTGTTTTTCCCTAGAATCAAATTTCATTAAAAGATATGCTAAACCTCCAATTGCCAAAGTCATCAATCCTATTGGTGACAGTATTGCTGTTATTGCTGCTCTAAGAAGTCCCATTTCGCCTGTCAAGAACTTAGAAATTCCTAACACTTCTGCCAATCCAGTACCAAAATTTTTAATAGATGTAATTAATGGAGCTAAAGATGCCATTAATGGTGCAAATAATGTGTTTAAAAAACCACCATCTTCTTTTTTAGTTCCTTCTTTTGTTGGCGTTGCTTTACCCGCTACTCGTTTGTCTTTTGCAGCTTGTATTTCTGCTTCTGTTGCTTTCTCCCTTTCAAATGCTCTAAGGAAAAAATTATCAGCTCTGGTTGAAGCTTTTCCACCTTGAAGTTTTACAAGTTTTCCTATATTCTGTCGCATGATGTTCATATCACGGGACATACCTGGCATTGTCATTGTATTTTTTGCAACAAGGCGCATAGTCACATCTAAACCATCTAATTTTGTTACAACTTGTTCTAAAATAGGTGCAGTAGAAGCAGATAATTCTTTAGAAGCATCACCAACTTTACTTTTACCGGAATCTGCTTTGTATGTTTTGAGTGATGGAAATAATGAAGTTAATAATCCAGACTGATTGAACATTCTTCTTGGATCAATTGTTTCAAGAGTTTTCTTTCCAATTGCCGAAGCAAGAGCACCAGTTCTAGAAGAACCAGATGATCTTTCTCGTTTAACTATATCAGCAAGAGTTGCCATTATTTCTTATTCCTTTGCATTTGCTTTATTTTTTCGTTTTCTTCTTCGAGATGTTGTAATAGCATATTCACATAAACATCTCTTTCCCAAGGTAACATATTTTCTAATTCTGTTAAACTGTATTTGTGGTGTTGCATTAAAGCAAAATTAGTTCTATAATAGTTACCTAAATTTTCATGACGAAAGGTCATCCAAAAAAATTTTGAATGCCCTGTAAGTTAATTTCTTCTTCGTGGCCACATTTTTTGCATTTAAAATCTAACCTCTTTTCTAATTTTGGTGAGGTATCAAAAAACAATTTTATTTTTTCTAAATCTTTTGTTTGAAGAGAATCAACAAATTCAACTAATTCATTTTCTGGTGTATCTTTTGCATAATATATTTCATTCTCATCATAAACATAATCAATACAACCAATAATTGTAGAAATAAGACCTTCTACATCTTGTTTATCTTTATTTTTTTCAATTAGTTCAAAAGTTGGATATTTTAATACAAGTCCAAGTTTATCTGATAATTGAATTTTTTTGTCATGTTTTTCTGATTTTATTGGTTCAACTTCTAAAACATTAAAAGAAAATTCTACTAAATTGCCACATTTTTTTGTTTCTTCTTCTGTAACAATATCATTATTACATTTATATTTTAATTGAACTTCTTCTCCAATTGATTTAGCACGAAGATGAAGAAAGATATATTCAAGATCAAACATTGGTAAACTATTAACATCAACTTCATCTAATATACAATTATTAATTACTTGTTTAATTGTTTTTATTGTACTTTCTGTATCATTTGATTCTAGTGCCATCAAAAAAAGTTTTTCTTCTTTGACAGTAAACGGCCTATATCTTATAGTTTTATCATTAGAAATCAATTTTAATTCGTAAATAGGCACATCAATTTTAGGTAACATAATTTCTCCACTTAATTAAAAAATAATTCTTCCAATTGAATCTGATATTGATCTTCCTGTTTTATCAAAAAGTTTTGCAGCAGCTGACCCAAATATTGTTGAAGCCGCTTGAGCCAAGTTATAACTTCCTTCATACATAACACGATACTTCTGATATGAAAACTGAACACCTAAACGATGAAAACCATCATCAGCCCAAGATAGAGATTGATTTGAAATAGATGTTGGAAATGCATCTATTAATTCAACAACAAATATTTTCTTAATAAAATCATCGTATTGAATAATTTTAATATTTGTCATATATCTTGTTTCTTCATCTTTTGCAAACCTCAAATTATTTGTGTCCATTGGCATAATTGCTTCCATCCATCTCTCAAATAACTTCCTTTCATAGAATTCATTTGTGCAAAGAAACGAGAGTGATATGTCACCAAATTGTGCCTGATATGGTACTTTAAAAGTTGGGCCATAAATTTTAACATCAGCTGTGTTTAATGTTTTTCCAGGAAACTCAGTAGTTTCACATTGGAGTGACAAATATCTTGTGATAGATGGATTAGAAGATTTTGCATTTTCATCTTGAGGTACATTACCAACAACTGAAGTAATTGCAGTCTCTACAGTATCAAAAACTGTTGCTGGAAAATTTAAAATTCTTTCAAGTATGGAATTACCTACAAACTTGTTGATGTATTCTGGAATAGGAATGATGGCCTCAAATCGATTTGGTCTTGCCAATCCATCTTTATTTTTGATATTAGATAAAAAGATATTTGGTGAAAATGACATTTAATATTTCTTTCTTGATTCGGCAAAAACTTTTTGTTTACTTGCCTTTTGAAAATTTTCAACAGGTAAAAATGCAGCAATATCCCATTCGTCTGCTGTAATTTGTAAAAATTTAGAATCGATGTTTCGAAACAAATACTTTTTTATACACGCCTTTGTTTCATATACTTTTGAGGCTGAGGACAAATAAGAATAGTTGATTCGAAACTTAGTAGTCGCATCATAATTTTTATTATTCAAAGTACTACTCAATTTATCCAACAAAATAATTCGTTCCCTTGGATGAATATAGTGCAAATTCAATCCTAAAAAACCGTCTGGGTACTGGTCTATTGGTATTACCAATGGAAACCTATCATAGTATGGCAACGAATCTTTTGTTTTTGGATCATAATAAAAAAAATACATTTTTCCAATAATTGTGTTGTCGGTCAATCTTTGCCGATTTTGCATCAAGTTGTCAGAAGTTGGATTGAGATTTTTTGCTTTAGCTTGCAACCAACTTCTTGCCGCATTGGTTCTAACTTGAAGTCCCTCTTTTGAAAGAGAGTTTTGAATTCGTTGAATGATTGTAGACATTCAACTATTTATCTCACAAACCTAAGTCTTTTTCTGTAAGAATTTTGAACTGCCAACCTTGTTCTTTACAAAATAAGTTCGCTGCTTTCCATTTTGCTTCGTTAACTGCATATGTCACAGCTTCTTGAAAATATCGTTTTGTTTTTCTTTTTTGACATGGCGGCTTTGTTTGTTTTTCTGGTTTTACTTCAATAATTATTGTAGTTTCTTTTTGTTCTTTGTTTATTGCACGAACAATAAAGTCTGGGAAATAACGATGCGCTTTATTATCAACAGGCGACAAATACGGTATTGGAAGTTCTTCTGATGCCCACCACAATATACTAGAATTCTCATCTAGGTATTTCATTACACGAAGTTCCCAAGATGAACGATAGATGATATTTGATGCATCACCTTTATACTTACTTGGGTTTTTGGGACGAAATCTTCCTTTATACGACATAAATACTATCTAGTCACTTTAAAGGTAAGAAATGGCACTTTTTAATCTAACAGATATAAAATTTAAAAAGGATAATGACAGAGGTCCTTTAAATCCAATTGTTTCATCAAAATATCAAACCAACATACTGAAATATCCAGTTGATATTGGAACAAGTTATGATAAAGGCCATTACATGGTCATTCATATTAACGAGCAAGAAAATACAGCTTCTGAGTTTAAAAGACCAGAAGCATTTGGTGCTAAACCAACAGTTATTGAAACATCAGAGCAAATAGGAAGACTTCGTGGTGCCACAAATTTTTCACAAATACTTGGTGCTGGTGTAAATGCATTTGGCAGTATAAATGTAAATAGCGAACTTGTTTCTGGCATTCCTGGCGCAAAAGAAGCAGTAGGAAGTGCTCAAAGTGCAATAAACAGTTTAGATCAAGGAAGAACTCAAGGAAATATTTTAAGGCGAGTAAGAAGAACTACAGATTCTATTGCCCTTTATATGCCAGACAGTTTAAATTTTACGCATAGTCAGGGATATTCAGAAACATCTGTTTTTAATGAACTTGGAAAATTAGGAACTGTTGCTGCTGGGACCGCAGCATTGGCTGATAATAAAAATGAACGAGGACAGGCACCAAACGCAGCAACAAATTTATCTGCTTTTGCTTTACAGGCAC